TACGTTAGTCCGCGATCGAATTGGTGAAGTTCCGCCTAAGATTAAAATCTTCCACGATACTGCTCACTACGGCAAAAGCTCAGAACAGATCTATGATGAGATCTATGAGCAGTATGATGATGAAGAATTAGCGGCACTTGGCGAGTTGTTAGACGAACATATTGACTGGGAGAAAGAAGGCAAAAATGGTCAGCCTGCTTACTCTAAAGAAGAGCTCAAACAAATCCGCGATGAAATCAAAGAAGCTATGATGACAGCGGCTCAGGCAGCGGGTGCGGGAAATGTACCGGCTGAAATTGGTCGAATGATTAAAGAGCTTACAGAGCCAAAGATGAACTGGCGTGAAATTTTGCGTCAACAAATTCAAAGTACAATTAAAAACGACTATACTTTTATGCGTCCTAACCGTAAGGGTTGGCACATGTCAGCTATCTTGCCAGGCACTAATTACGACGAAACTATTGATATATGCATTGGTATTGACATGTCTGGGTCAATCGGTGATGATCAAGCTAAAGACTTTATCTCAGAAGTTAAAGGCATTATGGATGAGTACAAAGAGTACAAGATTAAACTCTGGTGTTTTGATACTAAGGTCTACAACGAACAAGACTTTGACGGCTACGGCGCCGACATTATGGAATATGAAGTAATGGGTGGTGGCGGAACCGAGTTTGACGTTAACTGGGATTACATGAAGACACATGATATTATGCCTAAAAAGTTTATCATGTTTACAGACGGTTATCCATATGGTTCATGGGGTGATGAAAACTACTGTGATACATTCTTTGTAATCCACGGTAACAATACTATTGTTCCTCCATTTGGTGCTCACGCATACTATGAATTTAAAAATTGATAGTGATGCATTTTCAGCGGGACAAGTTGAAAGTAAAATTTGGGCCGCTGAGGAATTAGAACGAGTAGCGGCCCATATTCATATACTTAGGATTACAATCTTAGGAGGTTGGTATGGGCTTCTTCACTTTCTTCTTAAGACACGTGGCCGCCAAATGATTGAATGGTGCCGAAGTTATGATCTCGATGCGAGTGCGTGTTCTGTAGCAAATGTCCTTAACAACACTTGGGAAATGGACGAGTGGAAGTTTAAAGCAATTCCTAAAGATGCTAACAGACTAGCATATGATGACGGTACTAACTGTGTTGTAAATACTGCAACAGAGCATTTTGACAGTCAAGTATGGTTTAATAATATACATGAAGGTATGCTATGCGTACTTCAAGGCAATGATTTAGACATTGACGATCACGTGAATAAACCTACTAGTTTAGAACACTTTAAAAAAATGTATCCGCTTTCGGTGCCGCTATTTGAAGGCACTAAAGAATTTAATTTCCCAAGCGGGTCATTTACTAGATATATGATTATAGGTCATAAGTAATGGCATTAAAGAACGGAAAAGTCAATGCACTTAACGCATTAGGATTAAGAAAAGTAGCATTTCCTGCTCATCATTTTCACTATACCTTATTGCCTAAATATACACCAACTTATCATAAAAGTATAGATTCTTGGATTTATAATAATCTTAACAGTAGATACTATGTAGGACAAAGTGTAGATTTAGTTGATAATGTTATTGTATATGTTACTAAAATTGGGTTTGAGACAGAAAAAGAACTTAGCTTCTTCAAACTTGCCTGTCCACATCTTGCCTAACAGATAATTAATAAGCATATATAATTTATATAAGGAGGTCTTATGACTGAAGAAACTAAATCACAAACTGCACCGGAAGCAGAAGCACCCACTGCACAAGACACCACTGAGCTTACTATCAGTGATCTTGCAGCAATGAAAACCATTATCGATATTGCCAGTTCAAGAGGTTCATTTAAACCAAATGAAATGATGGCTGTCGGTCAAACATACAACAAACTAACTGCATTTTTAGATACAGTAGCAAAGCAACCTAAGCAAGGAGCTTAATATGCAATCCTTAAAACATGTAGGAAGAATTAAAAAGACAGGCCGTAGATGTATGGTAGTATTTAGATCACTACCCAACGATGCATTTAATTGCCTAATTATTCAAACAGAGAGTTTAGAACCCGACTATCACGACCAACTTGTTAGTTTAGTTGAATCTCCGGCGGCGCAAAATGCAAATGAATTTAGCGAAGTTTTAGCAAGGGGCATGTTCTCTGATGGTAGCACAATGTTACCTAGCTTATATGTCAAAGGACTTTTAACTAAAATGCCAACTGATACGATTGAGATGGTACCGACTATGCAATCTACAATTATGCTATCAGATTTAAATCAGTTGATTGCAGAACAACAAGGCATAAGTGTGCAGGATCTCGCTGTTAAACGTGATCCAAAATATAATGTAGAAGTACAAGAATTAGCAAAGATCAGTAAACTACCAACAGACACTGAAATGTTATCAGATGATCTTACTAGAACAACTAGTGCTAGTGTAAATCAAACTGAGTTGTCTGCTAATGCTAGTCCAGAAGAAGCCGCAAAACATTATCGTAGTCAGGCGGATAAGTTAGCCAAAGAAGCTGCAAAGTTTCGCAGGCTTGCAGAAGACCTAGTACCAACTAAGAAAAAAGTAGCTGAGAAAGAGTGACTAAAGGGAAACAATTTCCCAAAGACGTAGTTGAACACTGGCCTGAAGTATTTGGGGAAATTACACTAAATGTAGTTCCCCTGCAATATCTTGACTCAATAACCGTTACTTTTAAAAATTCAAAAGTTTGGGAAATAAAAATAGGTTCTAAACAGGCTTTGGATAATTGGGATTCTTTTGAAGAGAATCTCAAGGAAATGCTGTCATCATACGAAAGTGATATCGAAAATGTTGATTTTAAATTAGACACAGAGAGAGTTAAAAAAGACATGATCAAAAATACAAATAAATTTTTAAGAAAGCGAAAACTAAAATGAATGTCAAATTACTTAGCTTCAGTCAACCCACTAAAGAATTTGCAGATATGGGAATTGCAGATGCTCAAGAATTAATTGCATATTGTGCAAGGGTAAGTAATCCTAGTAATCAATTCAATACAGAAACTAGCGAAAAATTAATCAAGTATCTAGTTAAGCATCAACACTGGAGTCCATTAGAAATGGTTTCTGCATGTATTGAAATTACAACGACACGTGATATTGCTCGTCAAATTCTAAGACATAGAAGTTTTAGCTTCCAAGAGTTCTCTCAACGCTATGCTGATCCAACAAAGGATCTCAACTTTGTTACTAGAGAAGCTAGACTGCAAGACACCAAAAACAGACAAAACAGCGTAGAAACAGATGATATGTTGTTACAGAACGAATGGTTCCGTGCGCAACAACGAGTTATCTATGCAGCACAACGCGAGTATGAATGGGCAATTAAAAATGGTATTGCTAAAGAACAAGCCCGAGCTGTTTTACCAGAAGGGCTTATTGAAAGTAGAATTTATATGAACGGAACACTACGCTCTTGGATTCACTTTATTGAATTGCGTAGTGCTAACGGCACACAGAAAGAGCATCAAGAAGTTGCCAAGGCGTGTGCCTCAGTAATTGCAACAGTATTTCCCATGATGGCAGGACTAGTTTCTTCTTGATCTAAGAACATTTCTGGAGGGAACATTTTAATGTGTGATTCAAATTGTTCTCTTAGCCATTCATAATCATTAATCATAGCAAGGGCTGATTTATCGCCCTTGTATGTTTTTCCATACCATTCCCCTGCACTGGCGCCACCTTTTACATATTCGCCTAAGGGTCGGCTTCCGCCTTTTGACGTCCAAGCTAGTAAACGTTCATCTGTTTCTTCTTGCACTTGTCTATCAATAACGCCTGATGCTAGTTTAGCACATTCTCTAAATGCGGCACGCCATGCGTTAAAAGGATTAGTTGCGAAATTATTGATATTTGATATCTCATCCATTATTTTAATTTTTGCACCTATGCTAGTAGTAACATCCACAGCAGTTTCTTCATCAGCCATTAGAATTAAATGTTTAGGAATTAACTTAACACCACTATGTCCGTATTCTAGTTGATTAATAGGATTGATACTTTTCCAAATATGTACTACGTCAAAATCCCACTCTGGAACTGTATAATGAAAATCAAATGCGTCTATTACTGTAGCATCTGCGTCTACTACCCAAAAAAAGTCTGTATTTGATTGTTTAGCTGCTTCTAAGTGTGCATTAAAAATGCCCTTAACACCTGAAATAAGTTTTACATCAGATCGCTTTTCTTTTAAATATCTCAAATTTTTATTAGCATTATTTTCATCATACTGAATAAAAAATACATCGTACGCAAGGTATGATATAGTATCAGTATAAACAAACTTTTTGTCTAACTGTTCGCCAGATGTATTTTTAGGAACTAGATAAATTTTAGCAGTTTTAGATTCAAATACATGAAAATATTTTTTGTCCCACTCTTCAACTTTATAGTCAATTAGTTTTTCCCAACCCTGTACTTCTAGATCAATTAACCACGCCATTGTTGTTGTAGATATTGTCTTATTAATTAACGAGTCTACAGAACCACTATGTTGTTTAAATTTTGCATAAGGATATGTAACAGTTAATTCATCAATTAGTTTCCTAATATTATCAGTTTTATTTTTATAATAGAAAATAATATCGTTGTTCATTCTTTATCCAGGAAGCCTGTTCCTGCCCTATATTGTTGTATGTGTACTGCTTTAAAAAATTTACTAGCGTCTGCACGTGGTTCTGCTATTTCAAGATCAAGTGTGTTTTGTAACTCTGTTCCGTAGTAAGAAATTTTAGAATCTAATTCTGTAATTCCTTCTACATCATCTTTCCACATTTGTGTTAAGTAGTCAAAGTCTCTAACCTGTACATAATCCCAATCAGTGCAATTGGTCATATAGCAGCTGTGACGAGCGCCTAATATAGCCCACAATCCGTTTTCTACATCTGCACCTACATTAAGCCATACACGCAGTCGATCTAAATTTTTCCAATGAATTTCTTTCTTAAACTCTTTGTTTGCTGTTTTAAC